TACTCACGTTCTCTTTCTTCTCACTTAGGTAACAAGTGAGCCAATACCTGAGCAATTTACTCAAGTATTACTCAAGATTTCAGCTTAGTCCCTACTTAGTCCCTACTTAGTCCCTAGTTCACTCAGCTTAGTCCCTTTGGCTATCCTGTGAGGTCTTAAGATAGACGTAGGGGAGGCTCATTATGATTTCTGTAGAATTTTAATTTAGGCTCATAGGCAAATCTGAGAGAATTTGGGTATTTTCTGCTGTTTACTAGAGTATTTCTAGAAATCTGGAGGTGTGGAGAGAGTCTTGAGTATTAATTGAGCTCTTGCTATTGACTTTACTTGAAAAGTATGCTATAATATTACTATAGATAAGATTTTATTAATGTCTAAAGATTCACCTAAAAGGCTTCACTTAGAAATAACCTTTATTATCATTCTAAATATCTTCTTTTAGTGAACTATAGTATAACTAAGGAGAGATAATAGGATGTCTTCAAAACATAAAGGTTCGCCTAACCTATATAAAGGTATGAAGTCTCTTAATCCAGACGGAAGACCTAAAGGCAGTGTGAACAAGTTTACAGCTCTAAGTAGAGAGTTAATGTCTAACAGAG